TCCACTTCGTAAGGTGTCGGGATAGACCGACCTTTGCGATCTGTATAAACAGACCAAATGTATATCTTGCGATTATCTTTAAATACTTCCACCAAAGATAGATGGTCTGCTCCGAGGAATCGTTTCCCTAATTTACAGATTAACCCGAACGGCAAAAAGGGGTTATTTTTACCATAAATTTGGAGTGTTGATACAAAATGTTTATCGTAATCTGATTTTTGATAATGCAAAACAATTTGGTATCCGTCAATCGTGGCTTCCCGTTGCTTGAAAACAGCCAATTCGTCCTCCGATCCCAGGTTGGGTGGCGATTTTGGGAAATTATAAGGCATCAACATCTCTCCCAAGGCTATCATTCCACTAATGATGTCTTCTAATTTTTGTTCCTTGTAAAGCATTTAACACCTTCGTTCAGAATTCCCTGTTTATATATTGTCAAACACGAAAGTTCTCACTGTATATATCTTCATTAGAAAAAGCTATTTTAGGAGAAATTTCTTTCATAAGTTGATCGATTTGATTATGAGCTATTCTTCTTCCTCGATCACTCATAACACCCAACAAACCCGTATTCCTAGATTGTGAATCTAATCTCCCAACAAACCAAGATCGAACTTGCTGCAACCCTGGAGAAAGGTCGCATTGTCCTGGCATAAAACCCAAAAATTCAAACAAATCAATAGGGTCCAACCAACAATAACTCGACCACTTATTCCCAGGCTCATAAGAGGGTGGTAAACCCTTCTGAATTGCTTTTTCAACAAAATGCAACACTAATCGCACCCAATTTTTTGCCATCCAAGGATTCAGACAACATTCATTATCCATGATGCGAAATTCGATTGATTTTCTTTTTTTATAATGGTAGTGAAAAGTATTGATTGTATAGTATTTACAAATACCTAATTTTCTCACAAGTGTATCAAAAGATAACAAACCATCCTCTATTTCATCAAATATATCTGTTTGACCCAATAACTGACAGTAACGATTCTTTTTTCTTTTCGGAGGAACTGAATCAAGGAATACTGGTTCACTTTTTATCCACCAAGTCAAAATACTTGCCAATTGCGGTTCAGTTAAATCCGAAACATCAACATGAACATGCAAAGAACAGCGGTCATCTGCTGATATTTTCTGATTCTTGCTAAAACCATCTATAACTCTACAAACCTGCATCAGTCCCATCCAGCCTTTAAGGACTGGCGTACAAACTTCCATACCACAACTTCCGTCTGGCTTGATGATCCAGAGGTCGTTATTGTGATCGTTACCCCACTTGTGAATCAATACTTTTTCTTGGGTGAGTTTTTGAACTAAGTTACCTACATAGTGTATCCCGTCCGGGAGTGCTCCATCATCATAACCAATAGGTCTATCACGCATGTCGAATGAGTTTATCTCAATTTCGACACCAAATCTACGGATATAATTCAAGCTCAACGATTCTTTGCCGAAGTCCATATTTCACCCCCAAAATAATTATACTACAAAAACTTTAGTTTACAGGTATAATTCATTACCCAAGGAGTATTTTCATGAATTGCCTACTCATAGAAACCAAAGATAAAAGAAAATTCTTGACTCACGAGAAAAACTTCATCCAACTCATTGAATTCTCAAAAACCTTTAATGCTGAGATTTCAATAGTTAAATTAGAAGAAGGTTCTGTACTTGAATTAGAAGAACTAGCTCCAGCTATTTGCGACCCTTCTTATAAAAAGAATAAAATAAAATACGAAGTGATAGAAACAAAAATGTCAAAAGAAGGCAAATCTCGACCAGAAATACTAAAAATAGCAGATAAAGTCAAATTTTATATCCAAAATCAATTCCAAAATGGAAAAACCGTCTCGCTCAAAGAATTGAAAACCAAGTTCAAGAAGCATAAATTATCGGACGCAACACTCTGTAATCATGTGCGACGTGTTAAGCAAGACCTGGAAAATAAGGGATTTATATTCGCAAAGATAGGTGCAGGAACATATAAGGCAAAATAATGTACGATCTGGAAATCTTAGTTCCCGCTGAGGGGTATTTCACCAAAAGATTTGAAGACTTCAGAAAATGGGGTCTTCTCAACGTCGGCGATACCAAAATCAAATTAGTATTATCTGCATCTAATGACAATAACAAAGAGATGTTCGACGGTGAATGGCCTAAAAATGTAGATGTAGAAGTAGTAATTTCGCCTTACAAACATGTTGCTCAACGTATTCATTACTATTACGACTCAGTCATCAAACCAAACACAGCCAAATGGTATCTTCGCATAGATGAAGACACCATAAACGATATTGGCGGTTTGATGAACAATCTGAATAACTTGTTTGATTGTGAAAGAGATTATCACTTGGCGGGAGCTTTGAATTGGGATTTACACTTTATAGAAAGAGATATTCTAAATTCACTTGGATACGAATCCTGGTTTAAATCCAACGAAAGTCCGGCCCATGAACATGAAGTTTCTATCACCAGCAATGGAGCAATGCAAAAGATTTTAGCAAATGATAAAGCCAAGAAATTCTTTAAAATCAGAAAAGATATAGCGAACGGATTTGGAGATCAAGGACTTTCTGTTTGCGCTAGAATGGAAAAAGTCTATCCAATTCAAGTTAAATTCCTGACTATTCACCCAGAGTTAGCCCGATTTTCTTTATTTGGAGGAATGTATAACCACATTCACTGGACCAGTCGAGACAAAAACGCTTGCGTTCTTAATTGGCTCGAATCTATCGATAAATCAAAAAATGACCTTTTTGAAAAACAAATTCTCATTTTTCATGACAAAAGAGAAAATTCGAGAAAATTCATCACATTAAGACCAAATAACACGGTAGAAGAGTTTTTCCTACACAGGCAACCACCAAATCTTGTTGGAATATGGGGAGTGAATCGTGACGATAAACTAACAATATTCCTAGCAGGACATCTAGAAAAGAATTATCCACTACTGGTATTTGACGCCAGTAGTGGATCGCAAAACATCACTTATTCATCGCAAAACTACGAAATGAAAACTGGATTACTATCCGAAATATTAGACATCTAATTCTTCGTCAATAGCTTCATCGTCTTCATCACTCAAAGCATCTATAACATCAATGTCTTCCATATCCTCTGGACGGAAATCAATTGATTCTTTAAATGGCTCCAAGTATTCCTTGATCTGCTCTGCGGAAATCGCATCAATCAAAGCAGGACATTGAAATAAAATCTCAGTAGGCAAGTCATTTCTTTCCAAACTTGCCTTAAATTTAATTTCAGCTCCACCCGCCCAAGGTTCCTTCACCATGAAGTTCCCAGCACCCTTCATTTCCAATCGCTCTGCATCCAGTAAGCAAGTCAAAAGACCACTCAAAGGATTAACACCCTTATCGAACAATAATTGAATATTATCCGATTCAACAAAAGGTCTATGCGTTTTATTCTTGACGTTTTTCAACCTAACATTGATCCCAAGAATCTTCTTCTTCTTGGCAGTAATCTTCTTTTCAATCTTTTGCTGCGTCTTAGTCTCTAAACGGCAAGAAGCATAGAAAGGCAACGCATTTCCACCGCCAGCCGTAGTAAGAGCTTGTTGACCCATTGGTGCGTAACCACCAATTTTTGCTCTGGTTTGGTTTAGAATAACAACCGTCGCATTATATTTTTCCATAATCGTATTGAGCTTACGAAACTCACGAGAACAAATCTTCGCTCTTTCACCCGGCTGCTCATGCCCGCCCACAATTTTCTTAAAGTCAGCAGCCGTATAGTTTTCCGGCAACTTGACTTCTCTAAGCTCTCTCTCGGAAGGTGACACCCCAATTGAATCATAAACGATTACAATAGGAGTTTCCATTGGGATTTTTGTACGAGCCGCTTCAATCACTTTGTACATCTTATTGAAGACTTGCTCCAACGACTGAGGAGTATGTCTAACAATTCTTTTCAAATTACAGTGAGATGCTTTCTGAATAAATTCTTTGTTCGCACTGTTTTCGCAATCCAGCAATACGGGAACACCCTTGGCCCTCTGACAACCGAAGAGAATATTTGCTCCTAACAATGATTTGGAAGACGAGTTAGGACCATAAATCTCAGTCAGTTTGCCGCCGGGAATTCCGCCCGTAATGAACTGGCCAGAGCAAATATAATTAAGTGCAAGTGAACCTGTGTCCACAAAATACTTTATCGAATCAATAGAGTTTAATACATCGCCGCCTGTTAGCTCAGCCAATTCCTCAAACAAACTATCATCCACCAAGCCATCTGAATTTGCTTTTTTCTTAGCCATTATTCTTCCTTGTGCGTAAACACGTTGATAAACGAAGATGTTGGGGTATATTTTGACATATACCCCAACATTAAAATGCCTTACATACCTTCAAGTTCTTTCAAAAAATCATCATCTGGGGCGAGAATATCCTCTTTGCTTTCCGAAGATGTGACGGGAGCAGAAGATACAGCCAATTCTTCACGAACTGATTCCGAAACATTCGATGGACGGCTTGGAGCCGAGCTTACACCCACGTTACGGAATTCGCTCAATTCATCGTCTTTAGCAACGCCCTCGACAACCATCCCCAAGTGAACTCTCAAAGCTTGCTTGAGTTCTTCAGGACTCTTGACGACTCTCAAAGCCTGCAAATCATGGAGATTTTCAAGCCAGTTTTCCAACTCGTCTGGAGAACCTGCTGGGGACACATCATCAAACTTCGAGTTATCGTAGTTGGGGTATTCCTTGTTACCACCACCCTTGATAACCTTCTTGACGACTCGGAAGTCACGACCGTCCTTCGGGTGGGTAACATCTCCTAGCCCCTTTTCACCAGCGCTAGGATCACCGATAATTGCCCGAAGAATCTTGGCGTGAACCTGCTTGCCGCAAGAATAAATCTTGGGGCCGACATTCTTCTTAGTGTCGCCAGTCTTGAAGTCTTTTTCAGCACGAACGATGACATTGTAGTAGTATCGTTCGACTGGCTTAATGGCTCTGGCTTGGTTTTGGAGGTCTTCCTGGGCTTTGCCGCTCAGGGGTTCCGATTTTTGCCAGAGGTCAGAGTAATACTTACAAATAATGCAATCGCCCTGCCATCGTTCCCCTCGGTCGGTCTTTACAAGAACCTTGGGGCAGTGAAAGGTACGCTTTTCATTAGTTGTAGGGTTATTGAGGGTGTGAACCCGAGTTGCAGCAACGTGTTTAGCACCCTTTTTGCGTGGAAGAATACGCATTAAGGTATAGCCATCTCGCTCGGGAAGGCGGACGAATTTTTGTAAGAATTCATCTCTATTGAAACCACCCGGTTCGGAATTAACTCTCTCGAACTCGTTTTGCATTTCAGAGAGATCAAGTCCTTCAAATTCAGTTGACATTAGTAGCTCCAGTTATTCAATAGTCAGTTTTGTACGACAACCAAAGTTAGTTGTCGTTAAGTTCTTGTAAGTTATATCGGCAGGTCGCTCAATAGCTTTAGTTAATTTTTCCAGATTCTTCGACATGAGATGTATTTGTAGGCTCTACATCATCTTTATGTTGTTCAGCATATTCTTCAGTGGCTTTTGCCAAAGATTCCGCTTTACCAGTTATATTGAGAGCTTTCTGGTGTAGAGCATCCATCTTTTCCCGCATCGTTTTATGCCCTTCAGACTCCAACTTTGCATTCATTTCTGATCTGGCGGACTGTTCAGCCTCATATTCACGCTCCAGAGCCTCTAGGACTTCCATGTTTTGTTTGAGCTTGTTGGATACAGTTCGAGCCCTGATCGCCTCTCTACGGGCAAGTGCGGCGGGGTCTTTGATAAATGGCTGTGGTTTACCGTGGGCTATGTATTGGGCTGTCTGTTCCAATTCTTTTTCTTTGAGAACCAATTTGCGTTCTTTGTGAGCTGCTTCCCGTTGAAGGAGCATTTTCTTTTTGACGAGCTTTTCTCGCTCTTTTTTCTTTTTATCTTTTTGCTTGGACGATTTAGACATAATTATCTCCAGATATATCCGGCGTCAGCTAAGGACGCATTGCTATTATGAAGATAATCGAGTTTGAGATGTGAAAAAAGCCCAGGTTTTTATTCCTGGGCTTTTTGTAGAAATTTATCTTCGGCGAATATCTGGCATATCGGGTTCGTTGTTTGCACCGCCCCAATATAACTTACCGCCATCCTTTTGCTGAGAACTTTGAGAGAAACCAAGCTCTCGATCTGCGACCAAGTTCACGCTTGCAGGAATAAAATACTTGTCTGAAACCGATTGTTCCCGTCCGGTATCGTCCTGCATTACATATATTTCGCCCAAATGCCCAGCATCCTTTTTCTCGAATATCGGGTATTTCTTGTCGGGAGTGAGTCGTAGATTTTTCTGCCTGATTTCCGGCATCAAGTGTAATTCCGGAGAAAAGACTACCCAATCTATCGGGCGACGAGGACGACCCTGCTCGTGAGGCTGTTGGCTCACTCCCATCGAGGGGTTTTGGAATTGCCCCTGATTATGCTGCTGTCCACTAGGAGAAATCTGCTGAACAGGGAAATGTTGCGGAGTAGGAGATTGAACCATATCCTGCACAATCACAGTCGAAGAATCTTCCCCGCCGCCATCGAACAGGAACTTTTTGTTCTTAAGAACTATCCCACCCTTAGTTTCTTTGAAAGAAATAGGCTTTTTGGATAGTTCAAAAACCTCTATGTCAACGATCCATACATCACGTCGAGCTAACTGCGCCATAACAGCTCCAGCTAATTTCTCAAGTGATACTTCTTCAAAAGGATCGCCTACTTTCTTTTTGAAGGTCTTTTTCTCATCCTTGTTATAATCACCTTCTATTTTTTCATGAAAGTGATAAGTTACTTCAAATCCCATTATTCCTCACTTTCGCTAGTATCTTCCGGCTTATCTTCTAAAAGAGTGGTTTCTGGCAAGTTCTCAATTTTAATTGTGCCATAAAAACCAGGGTTCAAAATCCGCTTACCGTAGCGAGATAACATTTGACTCTTTTGTTCTTGGCTTTCCGTTTTCCAAGCAGGAGTCGGATTCACAGGTAAATATGGAGAATAAATATAACCAGAAAAATAATGGCTTCTGTGATCTTTTAGCCCCAATAGTATATTTCCATCTGGAGCAGAAGAATCTTCAAATAATTGCCATTTTTTGTTTAACACACCAATTTTATTGACGCCATATTGTAACTTATACGAAGTTTCGGTCGGCTCTATAAATTCGCCCAATAATTTGACTATTTTGGGACTCGTCACCACCCAGGTAGCTTCTCGGTTGTTACACTTAATTGCAATATAAGCACTCATGCCTTCAATCAAAGAAAGAAGATGATTTTCATCTTTATATTCGTAAACCGCTGACTTGCCAGCATTTGTGGCTAAATCACGAATAATTTCTCTCGTAATTTCGTTGCAAATATTCTCGGCAAGAACGGCTGTTGCTTCGCATTCTGCATCCAGTCCCAATTGATATTTCTGACCACGAAATTCTGAATAAATCATTTTTCCGTCGTCATCAAGTTTAGCAGTAGGTGCTTCCCAAACAGAATATAAAGGTCGAGTATTAGATTCCATTATAAATGGAATCGTTCTACCATCGAACCCAATCAAATAAGCATTTTCTTGAGCACTTTTAATTGCTTGGACAGAAACTAAATGATGCCCTACAAACTCTTCGCCAAAGATTCTTCTGACAACAGGTATACTGACTCTTTTCCATTGACTAATCCACCAATTCGCCGAGAGGTAATCAGTTGTGGCCCCTTTTGGGATCAAATCAGCTCCAGCCGGTGGCCATTGCTCGTTAAATAACAGCTGATTTTCCAATAAAGTGGCTATTGT